CTTGCGCAGCCATGTTGGAAAGGGTCTGGTTTGCTTGGTCGAGAGCGGGTTGCAGCCACTCGGTGACGTAGGCTTTGATGAGGTCACTGTCCTCGAACTGCGAGAACAGTTTCTCACGCTGGTCTCTCTCCATAGCGGTTTCCACATAACCCTTGGCGATGAAATCGGGAATCGTGCCCGTATAGTAAGCCAAGTTACCCTTTTCTTGAGGAATGGAATCACCGAGAGGACCGCGCATATCCATCATGCCACCGCTTTCGACTTTCGTCATTTCCTGCACGAAGGTCGCTCTGCCCTTGGGGTTTGTCGGGATGATGGAAGAAGACACCGTGAACTTCTGTCTCCAGAAGCCGTGGTTGGCGTGTACAAGGTTGGGGTCTTGAAGGATGGTAGAGGTAATCAGCTTGCCTTCCTTGCTGTCCCATAATTTTGCAAATAACGTATTTTCAAATTTAGCCATATCTTACTCCTTTCTCGTTTTTATGCTTCAAGTGTGTCAATTCTTGCCTCGTGGTCTGCGGTGGTGACGGCAACCTTGTTCAAGAAATCAACCTTGAACCATCCGTTCACGTTGGCGAGGTTGAGGTCAAGCACACATTGCGGCATAGGTGACATTTTGTGAATGTACATCAGACCGCCAAGAGCGGGGGTATAGATGTATCTTGCAGAATCGTAGTCCATGCTCGTGACAGCCTTGACGGTGTTCTTGCCGGTGTCCATGACGGGGTAGTCGAAGAAATCGCAGTCGCAATCGACAACGGAGTTGACGGTCTCGACAAGCATCTTCTTGTTTGCACCCGCTTCGGTGGCTTCGACAAGAATCGTGCCCTTGCTGATGGAAGAGGCGATGTTTGCGCTCACGGTCAAAGCCCACACTGGGTAGTCGACGCTGCTGACGGTAACGGTCGTCTCGGTGATTGCGGTTACGGTGACACCAGTGCCTGTTCCGCCCATGACGGCGGGGGCTACCATGAGAATGTCGCCAACAAACGGCTTGTGATGATAGCCGTCACGAAGAATGTTGATGGTGGTGGTGGCTGCGCTTACAGCCTCGTAGGTCTTCAGAATGTAGATTTCGGGGCGAACGCCTTGGCTGTTGGTCTTGTACCAGCAAAGGTCGCCGGCGAACATCTTGGCAGGGCCTTTGAAGGGGTTCATAATCATGCCGCCGAACGTGGGGTAAACAAGTTCGTTCTTGATACCCTGCAATTTGACGAACACGTTTCTTGAACCGCCTACTTCGCCTCTCTTTTGGATAAGCTCTCGACCTCTGAATGTTCCGACTTCGTTTTCGTAAATCATAATGTAAAGGTTTTAATGTTAATAAAAAGTTAGTTCATCTCTACTCGCCTTGTTCGGCTTTCAAGGCTTCTCCTGCGGCTTTGATGGTTTCCTTGATTTTTTCAAGGTGGCTTGCCGAGCCTGCGCCGCGAGGTGTCAAGTCGTCGTCTTCGGGCATTTCCGAGAAGAACTCGTTGTACATCTCAAGGTAGCTTTCGGCTTCCGCTTCGATGTCGGTGTTCTCGTCAATCTTCGCCTTGTCGAGCATCGATTTCACCCATTTCTCGTTTTTGACACCTTTTTTCTTGATTTCGGCGGCAAGCTGTTCGCGTTTCTGACCGATGGTCTTCTTCGCTTCTTCGGCTTGCTTTTCGTCCTCAAGCTTTTTCAAGCGTTCCTCCAACTTGGCTATGGTCTCGTCTTTCTCTGCGTCATCGTTGCCGCCCTCGTCTTTTTTTTTCTTTTTTGCGGGCTCTTCGATTTGCTTTTTCAGCTCCTCGATTTGCTTGTTCAAATTCTCGGCGACGGTCGAATTGGCTTTGTTGATGTGACCTTTCTGCGTTTCAAGCATTTTAACGGCTTTCTCCGCAAAAGCGTCAAGTTCGATTTCGCTGTCTTCTCCAACAAGTTCACATAGGGTCTCTACGTTTTCCTTGATGGTTCGTTCCCAATCGGCGATTTTTTCTACCTTTTTTGAGAACATTGCCGTGATTTTTTCACGGGCTTCCTCTTTTGTAAATTTCATATTGTCCTTGTTTTTGGATTAACGCGGCAAAAATAACAATTATTTTGTATTTTTTTATTATTCGGAGGGAAAAATCGTCCTATGACGTTTTTTTTGTATTTTTGCGGCTGTAAATAATACCGAATGTCCGAGATAAAAATCATACGACCGCAGCCCGGCTTCCAAGAGAAGTTCTGCCGTACCAATGTGGATTTCTGCATTGGCGGCGGCTTGTTGAATAGCGGAAAGTCTTATGCTTCTGTTCTTGCTTGCGCACAAGCCGTGTCAGACCCGAATTTCCGTGCTTTGTACTTGCGTAACAACCTCGGCGACTTGAAGGCAGGCGGTGGTATAGCCGATACATTCAGAGAGATTTTCGGTGAAAGCATAAAGATTGTTGAATCCGGCGACCCGCACATCAACTTTCCGAGCGGTGCGGTCATAGACCTCACGCACGTTGCCAACCAAAGCCGCGAGGCTATACGTCAACGTTTCAAAGGACGTCAGTACGACCTTATTGTGTTCGACGAAGGAACGGGTTACACTTGGGAATGTCTTACCGAGATTATGACACGTAACCGTGGCAAGGGAAGCTGGACGGGTCACGTGCTTATGACCACTAACCCCGAAAAAGACCATTGGATTCGCACTTTCATAGATTGGTATATCGGCGAAGACGGCTATATAAGAGAAGACCGCAACGGCGTGGTGCGCTATTTCTACATCAACGGAGAAACGGTCAACGATGTGGTGTGGGGCGACAGCAAAGAAGAGGTTTTCAACAAGTGCCGCGTTGAAATATCGCAGCGTCTGCGCAAGATGAACGGCAAAAAAGAGATATTCAAATGGCAAGACCTTATAAAGTCGTTCACGTTCTATCTTGGCAGTATGTCAGAAAATGTCGCTTCAATCAGCGGAAACAGCGGTTATGCCGCATCAGTGGCGATGGTAGGTGGTCGTGCAGCGCAGCAGTACCTTGAAGGTAACTGGAACGTAAGCACAAAGGGCGACTTGAACTCTCCAATACCGCAAGCTTTGGCTGAATCCGTTTTTGACAACGACCCGATGACTAACGGCGACCGATGGATTACCGCAGACCTTGCCGACACTGGCAGCGACAATTTCATCGCCCTCGTGTGGGACGGTTTTCACGTCATCGACATGGCTGTTGCGGGCAGAACAACACCAAGACAAAACGCTGATATTCTAAAAGACCTCTGCATAAAGCACAAAATATCTGAAATGCACGTCATATTTGATGCTACGGGCGGCATATACTTAAAAGACTATATGCCGACAGCGATTGCATACTACTCAAACGCATCTCCGATGGGCGTGTATATGAACCGCTACATGAAACTCAAAGATGAATGCTACGGGCGTTTATGCACGCTGATAAAAGAACACAGCGTTTCTTTTTCCGAAGACCTCGCCAACAAGATATACTCGCACCCGCTTTTGAGCGAAAAGATAACGATAAAAGAAGAGTTCAAAGAAGAATGCTCGTGCGTGAAATTCAAGGACGACACGGGGATACGCAGGTCGTTGATTACAAAACGAGAAATGAGAAAACTGCTCGGCAAGTTCCGCTCGCCAGACTTGTTAGACCCGTGCGCGATGCGTATGATGCCGATATTGAGATATGCCAATGGCGAGGAACTGATAAAGACAAGCGCGTACCGAAAAGACGATGACGACGATGTTGACGGCATCACTGTCAACGTGTTTGACGATACAACTTGGTGTTAAACATATATTGAGATATGATAAGCAAAAGCAAACTTAAAAAGATAATCGAAGATGCCGAGAGCAAAGGTCACAAACTGAAAGTACGGGATGTGGCTTACGCCTACCTTTGCACGCATTTCGAGGACAGCGCGATAGCGTACAAGGTCGTTTACGGCGAGGACGTTCTCGACACGGCTGCTTTCGACGCGAAGCCCGCAATCGCCTATATCAAAGACCAAATCAAATACTCGCTTGTCACGGATGCTTCTGAAAGTGCAGACAAGATGTCTTTTGACGAAAACAAGAAAGAGATGATTAAGCTCATCAAGAAGACGCAGGATGCAATGGACGAAGGCTTGATGGAAGCGAAAGATGGTCTTAAAATCATCGCCGACATCCGCGTGAAGCTGAACGACAAGTTCAACGTCAGCGACAAGTCGAAGAGCGGCATCGTGATAGTAGAGCAGAAGTACAATTCGGTGTGCCCAGTGTGTTTTCATGAGCTTCACGTTCCGACAAAGCAAGAGTTAATGGCTCAGTATGATTTAATAGAAAAACCGTAATAATATGGAAGAAACATTTGTAGAAATAAAAGGTTTGAAAGGATATGAAGTCAGCAACTTTGGTGTAGTTTTGTCTAAAAGACGCAGAAAAGAAACGATTTTGAAGCCTTTTATGGCTGGTTATTGTGGAAAAAAGAAAGGGTATTTGCGCGTTAGGCTTCATGATGGTGTCTCTTCTCGAGATTATTCTGTTCATCGTCTTGTCGCCGAGGCTTTTGTTAAGAACCCAGAAAACAAGCCGTTCGTAAATCATATTGACGGGAACAAACTTAATAACTGTGCAGACAACCTTGAATGGTGTACTGCAAGCGAAAACACACTGCATTGGTATCATGTTATTTGCAAAGGAGAAGATTTTGGTAAACTGTTGCGATGTTATACAAAAGATGGAAAGCTTGTCGGTGAATTTTCATCTGCAAAGCAAGCCGCAGAAAAACTAAACATAAAACGAGACTCATCAATACACAGCTGCGCGTTGGGTAAAAGAAAATCTGCTTGCGGATATTTGTGGTCTTACGAAAATCTTGATTCGGTAGAACCTTTTGTCGATACAAGAAACAAACGAATTATAGAATACTCTATATTTGGAGAAAAAATACAAGAATTTGAATCTATTAAAAAGGCTGCAAGAAAGCATAATATAAACGCCTCAAATATTAGCGGTGTATGTGAAAGAAGGCGCGGATATAGAAACGTAAAAGGCAAAATTTTCAGATACGCTGACGACGAGGACAATTCTCTTATTGAGAAATACGCCAACTCTACAATAGAGGCTACATCGTTGAGAAGTGTTTACAGAGGGACTTTTAACGGTGTTGTCGAAGCAGCAAAAAAGACAGGTTGTGACTTTTATAAAATCATTATGTGTTGTGAAGGAAAACGAAAAGCAACACAAAAAACAAAATTTAAGAAAATAAGTCAAAAACAATAATATAATATATACTATATACT